AATTCTCTTATGTTAATCCTGATTGGTATGAAGATGAAGAAGAAGTTTTAAAAACCAAACCTTTAGTTCCAACTCCTAAAGAGAAAAAACCAACATCAATATTTGGAAGTGTATCTGAAGAGGAATCTTCTTTATTGCCAATCGCTTTCGGTGCAACTGCTAGTAATTTTACAAGGATGGTTAATAAACTTCCTAAACTACCACCAATTAAAAAAGGTTCTGGAAAATATATGTATTTTACTGATGAGATTAGAATGCCAATCACAAAAAGAAATATATCTAAAAATTTAGATGGTAAATATCTATTCACTCACGAATACGGACATAGAATAGATCATAAACTTGCACAAATATTACATAAGGATAAAAAATTAGCTGAAAAGTTTATGCCTACACTAACAACTGATGCCACACTTGGCGAGGGGGTTATTTCAGGTGCTACCGAATATCAATTACAAATAAGTAATATAGCAAAAAAATCAGTTATGGCAGATAGAGTCGTTATAAAAAATAATATTAAAAAAGCACTAGGGGTTATGGAACAAGAGAAAGCTGATTTAGCAAAAGTATTGTTAAAGGATGGTTCTAAAAAAGTTGGAATTATGGTTGAAGATATAATTAAATCAAAGAAATTTCCATTAACAATAGACGAGGTTACTATATTACTTCGAGAACAAGGTATTATTTATAATCCGGCTGATTTGAATACTGTGCAGTTTGTTTTGCAAATTAAACATAAATTATTAAATTCTGAATATGGTAAGTGGGCTAACTATACTATTAATAATGAAATTCAAAAATTATCTCTTCAACAACTAAATTATAAAGCTTGGAAAACAAAGGGCAATCTTCATTTTGCTGATTATATTGGTGCTATTTCAAACAATGAAATAGGGTTTGGTCATTCTCTTGATTATTATAAAAAATCTAAATCAACTGGAATCACACAAAGGGGTTATGGCACTATAACCAACAAACATACTACCGAAGCATTTGCGAATTATACCTCATTATCTAATAGTGAACATAAAGACACATATAGGAAATTAATGAAACACTATGCACCCAATACAACTAGCAGTTTTGATGCAATAATGGAAAGGAGTAATCTTTTATGATGATGGAATTTAAAGTACTTCATCTTCAATATATTAATAAATTTGGAGATGGATTTAATACAATAGCAATGAGTGATGATGAAGAAAAAGCATTGATACCATTGATGAGAAGAGCAGTAGATACCAATGAGAAAATTAAACATAAAGATTTAGAAGAGATTTTAGGTAAAGATTTTGATAACACCGAAGATTTTGACATTTGATTTTTTATTAAATTATTGGTAATACATAACAATTAATAACCAATAGGAGTCTTATGACGCAAGAAACAGAGGTAGTTCAACCGAAAAATGAACAAACAGAAACACCAACAGAAGAAGTAAAAGCAGAAGCACCCAAAGAACAAACTTTTAACCAAGCACAGCTTGATAATATAATCAAATCAAGACTCGAAGCTGAAAACAAGAAACATCAAAGAACATTAGAGGATGCAAAGAAAGCAGAGCAAGAAGCTTTAAAAGAAAAAGAAGTTAAGGAAGCTAAATCAAAAGCTGAACTTGAAAAGCTTATGCAACAAAGAATCGCTGAACGAGATACAGAAGTTTTGAAATACAAAAATGCTCTTAAAGAAGAAAAGATAGATAACAATTTATTATCTGTTGTATCTCAAAACCAAGCTATCAATCCAAAGCAAGTGGTTTCTTTACTTAAAGATGAGATTAAATTAAATGACGATAACCGAGTAGAAATACTTGATAATAATAATAATATTCGTTATAACGAAAAAGGAAACCTTTTAACAATCGAAGAGAGAGTTAAAGAATTCTTACAGGCGAATCCACACTTTTCCGTAAGTGGTAAATCTGGAACAGGAAGCCAGAGTTCAGTCGAGGGTAAAACTGTAAAACCTTTCAAGATTCAGGATTTAGACATGAGTAAGCCAGAAGATCGTGCTAAATATGCAGAGTATCGCAAAGAACGAGATTCAAAACCTACTCAAATTAACTTAAACAAATAATAATAAAGGATAAGAACAATGGCAAATGAAACAACAGCCTCCACACTTTCGGAACTATATACTGAAATCGTGGCGGAAGCTTTATTTGTGGCTAGTGAGAAATCACTTATGCGTGGGTTGGTAAAAAACTATGCAATTACCGGAGGCGGTAAGAGTGTGGAAGTACCAATTTATGCGGTAGTGAGTGCGGCGGCTGTAAATGAAGCAACTGATTTGTCCAATACTCAAATTGATCCATCTTCTGTTACGATAACAGCAAGTGAAATTGGAATCATGACAACATTAACGGATTTAGGTAGAAATGCCTCTCCTCGAAATGTTGCCGCTGATATTGGCAAATTATTCGGAGAAGCTATTGCTAAAAAAATAGATGTAGATTTAACTGCATTATTTGATGGCTTTAGTAAAGTTGTAGGTGGTGCGGCTGTTGCTTTTTCTGCAGCAAAGCTTTTTGAAGCTTTAGCAGAATTAAGAACTCAAGCAGTACCAACTGACGATCTCTCTTGTGTGGTACACCCATACATTGCCTATGATCTAAAAAGTGCAATAACTAATACCTATGCTAATCCAAACCCAACTGTAAATGCTAATCAAGCAATGCAAACTGGGTTCGTGGGAAGAGTTGGTGGAGCAAATGTTTACGAAAGTTCCAATATCTCCAACACAGGAACAACAGGTGATTATAAAGGTGCTTTATTTCATAGAGATGCTCTAGGTCTTGCTATCATGCAAGATGTCAAAATTGAAACTCAAAGAGATGCGAGTTTAAGAGCAGATGAGCTTGTAGCAACTGCGGTATATGGAGTTAGTGAATTACACGACACTTATGGTGTTGAATTGTATAACGATTCCTCTATCATATAATAAATAGTTACTAGAGGCGAGAAATCGCCTCTAGTGCAAAATAAAAAAGGAAAAACATGGTAAAAATAATATCCAATGTTACGTTTGTTAAATTAACAAATGGAAAAAAGATTATTGAAAGAAGCAAACTACAATATGAAGCCAATATAAAACACTTTGCGATGAGGGGTTTTAAATTAGTTTCAGATAAGGTAGAAGAAGTTAAAAGCGATGCTGAAAATATCGTTAAGTTAAAACCAAAGAAAAAAGGAAAAAAGAAATGACAAAATATTGGAAACTAATAAAAGATAATCGCAAGGTTGCGGTTATTCTTGTTATAGCAATTATTGTTATAGTAACTTTAATTAAATAACATGGCTAATCTTACGGGTTCAGATGTTATAGCGGCTTCCGATGTAACTGCTTATCAAACTGATGCATTTGATTTTGGTATTGCTAGTGGAGCAACAGTAGTAACTGATTGGTTAGCCCAAACTACCAATGACATTTTCAGAGATTTAAGAATTAAATGGTGGCCGATTTATAAATCAAATGTCTATACTGACATCACAGTTTTAAATACTGCTGAAATGGTTAATACTAAAGTTGACCTTGACCAATTTGAAAGGGCTGGGGTTTATCTATTTTTATCAAGATTTTTTTTACCAGCTTTAACTAAATTTAGACCAGAAGCAGATAAAGATAGATTTGAAAGAATGATTGAGTTTTATTCTTCAGCTTATCTTAAAGAATTTCAATCAATATTAGACGATGGGGTTAGTTATGATAGCGATGCTGGTGGAACAATCTCTGCTAGTGAAAGAGAACCTTTGCATAGCTATAATCGTTTGACTAGATAATGGCTGTTCAAGTTAAGGTAAAAACGAATCAAAAATTAGTAGCAAAAAATTTCAAAAGACTTGCAAAGAAACTCCCTCGATTTATTGATAAAGGACTCCTACAAGCTGGATTTCATTTATTAGATATTATCAGAACTAAAACTGCCAGTGGACAGGACTTTAGGGGTAGTTCTTTTGCACCTTATTCAGAGGGTTATTTAAAACAGCTACAAAAAGAGGGTAAAAAAACAGTAGTAGATTTATTTTATTCAGGTCGAATGTTAGGTGCTTTAACTCCTAGCGGAAAAACTGTAAGAAAAATAGGTAATAATATTGTTGGTGTTTCTTTCTCTAATTCCCAAATGCAACAAAGGGCATTATTTAATCAAGTGTTAAATGAACCTAAAAGAGAATTTTTTGGCTTTAATTCAAGAACAGAAAATATTATAGGTAAAGCATTTAATAGATTTGTAGAAAAACAAATAAGGGCAACAAGAATATGAGTGTAAGAGAAAACATAGCAGATAATATTAAAACAGTTATAGATGCCATTAGTAGTCCTGATGTTAAGCTTTGCACAAGACAACCTTTTGAACTGGAAGAATTATCACAAACACAATATCCGGCAGTGATTGTTCAAACCTCCGAAGAATTAAGGGAAGATCAAGAATTAGGAAGTGGTGCTAAAACTAGGACAGGCACTATTGATTTTGTGGTATTGGGCTTTGTAAAAGGTTCTAATACCAATATAGATACATTAAGAAATGCTTTAATAACAGCTATTGAAACTGCTTTGGAAACTGATATTACTAGAGATTCTAATGCTATCGACACAGAAGTTGTCCAAGTCGAAACCGATGAGGGTACTTTGTTTCCGGTAGGTGGGATTAGAATGGTTGTAAGATGTATGTATAAATATAATGCTGGTACTCCATAATGGATAAAAAATTAGATAAAATAATCAAGAAGATAAATCAAATAGAAAAATTACACGATAAAGAATCTATGCTTTGCGAAGAAGTTAAAGATTTGGTAGAAGATATAAGAGAAGAATATTCCGAATCCGAAGATGAAGATTTTGATACTGAAGATTTAGAGGATGACGATATTGACGAAGAAGAAGAAAAGGAATAAAAGAAATTATGGCTAAAGATATTGAAATAATAAAAGGAACAAACAAG